TGTGTGTGTTAGTTTCACCTTGCATCTGATTCGCTCTAATCCCGTCACGCGCTCAATCCGGGGGCTGGCTCGCGCAGGCGTTTGGGGCGGTGATTTAACCCATTCCGCGGACTCACTCGGTTCGTCGCAGAAATCACTCGGTTCATCGCACGCGCGTTGCACTCGAACTCACTTGGGTGCATATACTCGCACAGCGCAGGCAATCACGCCGAGCGCGACCAGAAGGAATCGCAACCATGACTGACCGCACCACTCCCGACACGCAGACCCCGGCGCCAGTCGCGCCCTTGAACTACCTTACCGCGGTTGACGCCTGCCGCGCCTTTGGCCTTCACATGAGTGCGACCGGCCACGGCGACTACCGCATCAGCTACAAACCCGCCGCACTCGCCAATCTGCCGCGCTACGCGAATCTCATCCGTGCGGATTTGGTTGCCCTCGCGCGTGACTCGCTGGCGTATTTCGCCGCCGACTATCAGGACGCAATCGACACGGCTCGAATGATGGCGCGCGACTTTGACAAGATGCTTGAAGCGGATTGCGCGGCTTTCGACGGTTTGTTGAACCGCGTCACGGAGTCCGGTCAATGAACCCTATCGCCCTCACCCTTATCGCCCTTGGCGCTTGGCTCCTCCTCTGCGCTGTTGGCGTTCACTGGCTCGACTCCCAACCGCTCTTGCGGGACGGTTGCCCCACCTACGCCGACGCGTGCACGACCGACGACGATTGCGCCCGCCGCTTCCCCGATTGCATGGAGTAACCCAGATGCAACACGTATTCATAACAGTATATGACGACTCAAAGCGCACCGGAGCAGAAGGCTATTGCCGTCGAGTCTCATTCACCGATGCCACGCACGCCGAGCGCACGCAATTCTTGCGCGATCAATTGGCGACCAAACAGGCCCTTGAGCGCGAAATTCTGGTCGCTACTCTTTTCATGCTGGACCCCGCACAAGGCGCTTGACGCCCACACCCTATCATGCGTTGCTTTGCTTACGGCCACGCGACCGCCTCGCGCACCTAGACTCAAAAAGACGGAGCTTTTGAAATGACTGCAAACGAAAACAATGTCGCTGCCCTTGCGACTGCCCCCGCCGCTGGTGGCACGACTCCACCCAAGGTGCCGACCCTTGCCGACAATATGCCGACGCGGGAAATCTTTCCCTCACTCGAAACGGCAATGGCGCGTTGGGCGACCATCGTCAGCTACCCGGACGCCGTTGGAGTCCGCCCGTTCATCACTGGCTTGACGATTGCCGAGGACGGCAGCGCGTCGATTGACCCGACGCTTTACCCGGAGTCGCATGAGGTGATGATCGGCAAATTGACCGAAAAGGCGGTCACGACCAAGAATGCCGACGGCACGACCACGACCACACCCGGCAAAACCAACGCCCTTTACTTCCACCCGGTGCCGCGCTTGGAGTCGATGCTGGACGAAGCGCACATCGCCGAACTTCGCGACATTCTTCAAAAGGAGTGGCAGCTTCGTGCGGTCCGCACTATTCGCAATCTCAAGGGCAATTACACCGACGAGTCCGCGACCGCCGAGGCAGCCGACAAGATGCCCCGCACCGTTGACGAGTATTGCAATGGTTCGCGCACCGGCAGCGGTTTGCTTGACGCGTTCAACAAGCTGGCGCTTCCGACCCTCAAGCGATTCAAGGAACTGCCCGGCAAAGGCAAGCCGCTGGCGGACGCGTTCAAACTGGCCAACCTGTCGAAGAACACCCTGCGACTCGCGCTTTCAAACGCCGCCTACGCTCGCACGGAGTACAAGCAGCTTGAGAACTTCGGCGCGTTCAAGACGTTCTTGCAAATCCTGATCAAGGATGCATCTGCACCCGGCGTCGGATTGAGCGTTACGACGTTCGAGTCGTGGTTGGCAACTCGCGACGCCCAGTCCTACGACCCGACGCAGATCGACTTGAGCGGCGTTGACCTTGATGCACTGTTCAGCGCAGCGCCCGAAGGTGACGAAGCGGGCGAGCCAGACTCGGACGAAGACGAAGCGGGCGAAGTCGTTGAACCGACCGAGCCGACCGAGCCGACCGCCTAACACTCGAAGCGATCACTGGCGCGGGACTGACAACCCCGCGCCTTTATTTTGACTCGAAGATGAACAAAAGGTTAACAAAGGGTAAAAATTTTTCCCCTGCGGGACTGGCAGTTCATCATACCTAGAGGTTGAGTCAGGTGATACGGAGAACAGAGTAAAGGAATCGCAAGCGATGAGCCATTCGTTAGAGCGAGGAGCACGCAACCCGATAAAGGGAATGAGTCGTCAACGAACGCAACACACAATCAAACCCCAGTCAGTGCTCGACTTCGTCATCGCCATCAAGCACGCAACGGCCACGATTCAGCAGACGGGGGGGTAGGCCCCCCATTCATCGTTGCAAGTCCCCTTGGTATATATGAGTCCCCCAATCTGTAATAAAAAATAAAAAAATCACACATAACCCAAAGGTGAGTCAAATGAGTATGTTGCAAGCAGTCAAAGACGCAGGTGGACGGGTCAATGCGCCCGCGCCAATGATCGAGCTTTCGGCCCCGCAGCTTGGCAAAATGCTCAATCGAGTCGTCAGCGAACTTGAGCTGGTGATTGCAAAGAATATCGCACTCGGAGTCAGCAAGGAGCACATCGCCGAGATTCTCAGCAACGGGATTACGGTGCCGCAGATCGAGGAGTTGCAGCAGACTGAGTCATTTCAGGCGCTCTATTCTCTGATCGCGCAACACATGCTCACGCTCGCGAGTGACACTGCAATTGGATGGGACGAGCTTGAGGCTCAGAGCATTCGGAATCTAATGAGGGAGGCTCGTGTGAGTCGTGACCCTGAATTCAATCTTCGACTCGCGGCGGTTGCAAACCGGGCGGTGCGGCGGCACAAACTGGGCGAGCAGATTCTCGACCCCGGAGCCGCCGGCACGCGTGTGCAGATCACGCTGAGTCAAAGGTTCATCAACAAACTGAGTGGCGTTACCGAGATTGAGGAGCGGCGGGTTGATGTTAAGCACATCACGAATCCAAGCCTCGATCAGGTCACGCGAGTCCTCAATGCGCTCGGCGGACCGAGGGCCATCAATCAGGCGTTCCCATCAGGCCAAGCGGACTCTCAGCAAATCCCTGACGCCGCCAGCATCATGCAGATGATGAGTCAGTTGGTGGGTAAGTGATGGGCCCCGACAGGGAACCTAATCCAAACGGGAGTCAAACCGGGCAGGCGCAAGCCCAAGCCGGCGAGATGATCGAACTTCTGCGCAATTCCGGCGAGGCGAACCTTGAGTTCTATCTGCCGGAATTGCTTTGGCCCGTTCCCGATATTCATGTGACCATCTGGGGACTCCTAACGGATACCGCTTTGACTCGAGTCCTGCTGGCAATCCCCCGCGGGCACGCAAAGACCACGCTTGCCAAGATCGCAGTCGTGCATTACTTTTATTACACGAGTCATCGCTTCTGCGTCTACCTCTCGAACACGAATCCGATCGCCAAGAACGCCTGCCGTGATATTATCAATTATATGAAAAGCGATAATCATGTCAGTGTGTTCGGCGAGATCAGCATGGTCAAGGAAAGCGAGACTGACTCAATCTGGATTTTCACGATCGTCGATGTGAAGGGCCGCAAGAAAACTTGCATCCTGCGCGCGATGGGCGTCATTCAACAGGTTCGTGGACTCAACATCGACAACCAACGGCCCGACATTGTGATTGCGGACGACGTTGAGGACCGGGAGAACACGGCGACTCCGGAGCAGCAGAAGAAGCTTGATGAGTGGATTTACGGAACCTTCCTCAAGGCTTTGACTCAGACAACGAAGATCATTTGGATCGGGAACATTATCCGAAAGACCTGCCTCCTTGCAAGGTGGAGCGTTCAGCCTGAATGGAATCCAGTCGTCTTTGGCTGCCTCATCTTGAATGAAGCCGAGGAGATTGTCCCGCTCTGGCCCGATCTCTGGCCTTTGACTGCAATTGTCAAGGACTTCATGGACTACCAAGCAAACGGTCAGGCCGAAACTTGGATGTGCGAGATGATGAATCGTCCGGGTTATGGGAAGAATGGATTCAAAGGCGAGCAAATCCGCTACAAGCCCATCCCCGCGCCTGACGAGATTGATGCCGCGTTCATTACGATCGACCCAGCGTTTGGACTTAGTTCAGCAAATGACAAGACCGCGATTGTTTGTCATGTCCTCCAGAGGGATTCGGGCATCCCAATGGTGGCTCAGTACGTGCACGCGCACATGACGGAGAGTCAAATGTTTGATTTCTCCATGCTGTTGGCCGAATTCTGGAACGCTTGGGTCTGGGGAATCGAAAGCGTTGCGGCGCAATCTGTACTCATCACGCTGTTCAATTTCTTCCTTGCACAACGCGGGATGATGAGGCAGGTTACTATTGTACCGCTTACTGCCGGACGGGGCGACCCAAAGAGCGGACGAATCACAGCTTGGGTTAACCTTATGAGTGAGGACAAGTATCCACTCCCAGAAGGTGACACTGAAGCGACTGCTCAATTGCTTGCGTATGACACAAGCAAGAAGGCAAACGCCGACGATCTGATCGACTCCTGTGCGTATGGGCCCCAGATGCTTGATCTGTACAAGGGTTTGATTCTCGAACTATCTACTCCCGCGAATCGTCGTGAGAGTTATGCAGCCAAAAGTGGCTTGGAGGTTAGCAATGTTTGATTCAAATGTTGAATACAAGAAGATGAATCTGCCAAAGCCGCAGGTCCATCCAAAGCATCCGCTGCGCAACGAGGCGTCTGAGGATGCGCTTGTTCAGTATATCATTCCACGACTCCAAGCAGCTGCTGCTGTTCGTTCTGCTCGGCTCCCCCGCATGGAAGACGTCGATCGGACTGTGAGTACTTGGATCAAGGCGCTGGATGATGATCTGACTCGACTCACGCTGGAGCGCCGCACGGGCGAACCCCAAGCACGCAAGTCGGTCCTGCCACTCATCTTCACGCATCTGGACGATCTCCTGAGTTACTACCTTCAGGTGTTTGCTCCGAATCGTGGCATGTTCTACACCATGGGTGACTCCGCCGAGCTTGAAGCAACCGACGATCTTGCCAAGTTCATGAACAGTCAGGCTTTGAGTGCCGGCTACTATCGGCAGTTCGCCGCGGCGATTTGGGCCCTGCTCAAATACAACACAATGGGTGGACTCCTTATGGCATGGGACGTCGACAAGGGTTATGATTACCAGCAGTACAACGGGACGCTGCAAAAGACTGAGATCACTAACTGGCAAGGGAATCGTTGCTGGGCGCTTGACCCGTACAACACGCTGATCGACCCGACGGTTGACCCGGTTGAACTCCACTGCAAGGGTGAGTTTGGCGCGCGAATCATGAAGCTTAGCCCGTTCGAGATTCGCCGGCGGGCTGCTGCAGGCCAGTATTTCAACGTCGATGATATCGGCACCCCGGATGAGTCGTTCGAATACGGCGAAACCTTCTGGGTGGCCCCTCCCTGCGAGTATTTTGCGACTCCTCCGATCGGCGGCGCCACGAATTGGGCTGCAATGATCACTGGGATGCCCAATTCGCAGCTGGATTCAATGACGCGGGAAATCACGGAGGTCCTCATTTGGGTCAATCCGATTGATTTCAATCTCGTCCCCAACACTCCGGAGACTCGTGCGAGTCGAAACTCCAATGAACTGTGGCGAATCTCGCTGCTCAACAATGAGTGCGTGATCGAAGCCAGCTTCATGAACAACATTCATGGCCACTTGCCAATGTACTTCGGTGTGATTCATGATGATGCGTCGCCGATGAATCAGAAGAGCATTGCCGAACTGATCGAGCCCTTGCAACAGCAGGCCAGCTTCTCGATGAATGTCCATGTTGAGGGCAAACGGTCGAATCTTTATGGCACGACCTTCTATGACCCACAGCGAATCGACTATGACAAGGTCAAGAAGGGCGAGATCGCTGCACGGATTCCAATCAAGCCTTCCGGTTATGGTCAGGACATTCGCACGATGGTCTTTCATGACTCACATCAGGTCGATACGGGGCAAACCATGCAGGATGTGGCCAATGTGATGGACTTGGTCAAGCAATTCTTCCCCGGGCAGGCGCTTCCGAGTCAAATTGCCTCGATCGACCGCGCAATCGGGTCCCAAGTGGCCGCCGTTCAGCAGGGAAGCAATCAGCGGAATCAAAAAGGCGCCCGGCTGGTCGACGAAACGCTGTTTTGCCCCTTGCGCATCGACATGTACAAGAACATCATTCAGTTCTTTGACGGCCAGCCCATCACGGACTACGATGGCAGCACGATCAAGCTGAATGTCGGCGGTATGAAGTCGAATGACTCGCAGTACGTGATCGGCATGGGCCTCAAGACTCTCGATCGAAACTTTGCCGCCAGCAAGATGCAGGAAATCACATTTGCTCTGATTCAAGCACCCCAAGCTGCCCAGCAAGTGCCGCTGCTGCCCATTATCGACATGTGGACTCGCATGATCGACATTGATCTGAATCTCAAGCAGTTCATGCCACCCCCCGCGGAAGCCGGCGCAGGTCCGGGCCAGCCAGCATTCCCTCCGCCGGGCGGGGTTGACGCTTCCGGGAATCAAATCACACCAATCACGGACCCGCGGGCCCTTACGGGTGCGCTGAACAACACACAAAGGCCGATCAAATGATGGACTCATTTGAGAAGCACAAAGCATTGGCCGCCCGCCTTGTGATTGAATCAAACCTGATTCAAGACGTGCTGGCCAAGAAACGGGCGCAAACACTCGATCGGTTTGCTGACTCGGAACCTGCCCTGATCGAGAGTCTCCGGCTCTATCAGTCGGACAGACGGTGCCTCCTTGAGCTGGAGTCCGACTGCCAATTGCTCGCCAACCAACTCAAAGAAGAAGGGAACTAACAAATGCCGGGACTGGAAGGAAATATTGGAGGCGCTCCGCAATTCGTGGACCAGCCTGCTGGAGTCACACCTCCGAATCCACCAGCAACTGAAGATAACGCTGGCGCTGCCGACGCGCTTGCGAATTTCTGGACGCAGGAGGAACCCGCCGCAGCCCCATCGGGGAGTCAAACACCTGCGACGCCGCCAGCACAGCAGCCGGACGGGATGTCTGCAATCGTCGCCAACATCGAGAAGTTCAAACCGGCGTCCATCATGACTCCGGAAGTGATCGCCAAGATGGGAACCGGGGATTTCGCCGATTTCGAAGCCGGCCTTGCGCAAACGAGTCAACAGGTCCTTCAGGAAAGTGCTCGCATGACGGCGGGTCTTTTCAAGGAAATCGTTCCGCAGATCATCCAGCACATGCAGGGCATGATCGAGTCGAAGTTCGGGGCCACCGATCAAAAGGCGTTCCTTGAAACCAACGTACCGGCGGCGCGCGACCCCAAGACTGCTTCCATGGTGACTCAAGTGTACGAACGTGCGCTGACCCTCGCAAAGGGCGATCGCACCAAGGCACTCGAAACTACCAAGGATATGCTGGCTGCGATGTCGTCGGTGATCAACCCTCAGGACTCGAACGGTCCTCCGTCAGTTCCCGGTGGTGGGAATCGGCAGCAACCCAAAACTGACTGGTTCGCCGAACTTGGCGTTGCCGGTCGCTAACAGAAGGAGTCAAGTTCAATGTCAGTTCCCGGCGTTTTTGCGTCGCACATGGGAATCGTCGGCACACGCGTCGGCGACTTTGCATCTGCGATGTTGCGAATCGATCCCATGGGGTCGGCCCCGTTGCTCGCACTCACGGCAGGTATGCCCAACGAGCAGGCAACGGATACCACGGTCACTTGGTTCGAAGAGAATCATGTCAGCGGCCGCACGAACACAGTCAGCGGCGGCACGGGTACGACCGTAGTCGTTGGCGACGGTTCGAGTTACGTTCCGGGGACTGTCTTGCTGGTCGAAGAAACCGCTGAGATTCTCTATGTGACGGCGACCAGCACGAACTCGCTGACCGTCGTGCGTGGACTCAGCGGCACCTCGATCGTCTCGATTACCAATGCCATGAACGTGCAGAACATCGGCAACGCGTTCGAGGAAGGCAGCGGTCGCCCGTCGGCAGTCGCCGGCCAAGGTTCGCCGCGCGCCAATTTGACTCAGATCTTCCGCAATTCGTGGGCGATCACCGGCACCGCCAAAGCGATCACGTGGCAGACCGGGAGTCAGCTGGCCAAGAACAAGACCGACTGCACGCAGTATCACGCGGAAGATCAGGAACGCGCGATCATGTTCGGCAAGAAGCACCTCGGCCTGCTGAACGGCAAGCAGTTTCGACTCATGGACGGCCTCCTCACCCAGATCAGCCAGTACAACGGCACGATTCAGGCGGCCGGCTCGACCACGAGTCAAGCGCAGTTCCGCGACTTCCTGCGGCGCATCTACACGTACAAGCTGCGTGGGATGCCGCAGGAGCGGATGGCGTATACGGGCAACCTCGGACTCCAAGTTCTGGTCGAAGCCGCCCGCAAGGATGGTCAGTTCCAGATCAACGAGTCGATGACCAGCTTCGGTCTGAAGTTCACCAGCTTCACGAGTCCGTTCGGCGATCTCAAGATCATGACGCACCCGCTCATGACCGAGAATCCCGTCTGGAGCAAGGACCTGCACGTGTTCCACCCCGGCGGAATCAAGCGCAAGACCCTGCGGCCGAACTTCGTCGAGAACTACGACGGCAACGGCAATCGGATTCTCGGGCAGGACGCCGATGAAGGGGTCATTACGTCCGAGTTCTCGCTGATCTGCATGGGCGCCCAGACGATGGGTTCCTACACCGGACTCACGGCTGCCACTGCGTCGCCGTAATCCACTCCGTCCCCGCTCCTCCCCTGAGGCGCCAACTGGGAGTCATTGGGCAACTGGTGACTCCCACTTTTCAATGAAATGGAGAATGCAATGTCTGAAGAAACTGATGAAGTTGCGTTCGTGGCCCCGGTCCCGATCGCAATGTATTCGAGTCACCCAGTTGCCAATTTCAACATCGCCGGCCAGCAGTTCGTCAAGGGTCGACTCGACTTCTTCGACGATGCTGCCCATGACGCGTTCGTCAAGGAACTCGATTGGTTCGCCAAGAATCAGCCGACGACTCGCGCTGTTGTGAAGAAGATCGATCTGGCCGCCGCCGAGGCTTTCCTCTCGACTCTGCAGCCGGCTGCCGTCAATGGCCCCGCCGATTCTGGCATGGTCCGTGCTGGAATCGAATTGTCCGCCGAGTTCGCCAAGGACACGGGCAAGGCGACCGGTCCGATCACCAAGCCGGCTGTGACCAGCTGACATGACGACTCTGGCGCAGTTAGTTGACCTGATGATTCGGGAAACCTCGCGGTACGATCTGCGGGGCGATATTGCACGCTATGCGAATCAGACGATTCGTGAACTGTGTGCGAGGCCGGACACGGGCGCCCCGATTTCGTATCCTTCGAATCGAGTCGAAGCTCAACTAACTGCGTCCAGTTCGACTGGTTTCTCGTGGGACATTCCGAATCCAAGCACCTTCCAGACAATGGAAGCCGTGCGGTATGACTCACTGGTCGACAAATGGGGTCGCCCGCTCTTTGCGCAGCGCATGGGGCCTAGCGATCGCCAGATGGAGATTCAAACGTTCTATTATCGCTCCGGGACTCAGTACAGCTTCGCAGGCTATGGGGGGCTCAATGCCACCATCTCACTCAGCTGGTTTGAGTACCCCCGGAGCCTCAAGGATTACGTCGATCCGTTGACTCGTCCAGCGGAGTACGACGCAGAAACTGGGTGGACCTATCCGCTCGGCGCCTCTGGGAGTGTTGCGCAGGCAGCAGCTCGGGGACTCGTAAGTAACTGGCTTTTCATGCGTTGGCCTGAAACCGTAGCGGAGGGGCTGCGGGCGAAGACCTACAAGCGTTTGAGCGATGACTCGCGGGGTCGTACCAGCTACTCACTCTATCAGGACATGCGCCGACAACTCGTGGGTTCTGAGGCTTTTGAATCAGGAGGTTAAATGTGGAACAGGGGGCCCTCGCACTCCTCAGACTTATGCCCGAGTACGGGCCCTTGGGAATCGGATGGATAGCATGGCTACTTCAGCTTCGAGAGAACAGCAAGCTACGTGCGGAGTTGCACAGATACACGGCCATAACCTTGCAGATCGTAGCGCAAGACAAAGCCGCAGTGAGTCTGCTGGGCTCGTAGCATTGTTTCTGATGTTGTTCGGGCCGATGCTGCGGGCCTTTTCGCATCAGGAGTCCCAGCCGATCCGGGAAGTAAAGAGTCGGATTGAGGTCATGCAAATGCTCTATGAGTATGATCGTCAAAAGTGGGTTCAACAGATTCAGAGCAAGTTCGACGTGTCGCGGGTCATAGCAGAGCAGCTGCTGGAAAAGCAGATTCGCGCAACTGGGATTGACGTCAATGTCTGACTCTTTCATCGGTAAGCTTTTGAACAAGATTGACCCCGAGGGTAAACCCCTTGCGGAAAAGACTCTGCTTGAAACGCTTCGTGGAGTGAAATCGGATATTACGGAGAAGAATTTGAGTCAGGAGAATCTCCAAGACGTTCGGGCCATGGCATTGCGCGCAGGTCCTGACGGCAGAGTCGGGTATCCCGATTATCACAAGCTGGAAACAGCGCGCCGGGATGCTGGCGGTGACATTCCGATTGGAGTCGGTGGCGGACCAGTCGGACTTCTCAGCAGCCTTGGGAATCTCTTAAACACCTTGGGGCATTACAACGTGCAAACCGACTCGAAAGGGCAGATGCACGCGATTGATGAGTATGATTTTGGCAAAACTGGTGTGCCTTCAATCACACCTTACATTGCGATTCGCAACTACGCAGCTGAAGCGATTCCTCCCGGCAAAGGTCGCAAAGTTGATATTAACCTTGGCCCACTAGGCCTCCCACCTTCAATGCAAAGGAAGAGATGAGTCATGAGCAACGCAATCTACCCCAAGTTCCTCGAAACCACCCTGTCGGGAGCGCTGACGGGACTCACCCTGAAGTGCCTTGCCGTCAATTTGACTGGCGGCGCCACGCAGTATTCGTACTCGAACACGCACCAGTTCGTCGCCGACGTTGCGAGTGGCGCGATCGTCGCACGCAGCAATGCGCTGACTGGCATCACGTTCACTGACGGCGTCTTGAACGCGTCGAATCTGACTCCGGCCTTCCCGACCTTGAGTGGCCAGCCGTTCGAAATGGTGATCGTCTACGTTGACTCAGGCTCCGATGCCACGAGCAAACTGATCGTCGCTTTCGACACGGCGACCGGCCTTCCTTTGATTCCTGCGGGGACGGACGTGAACATCCAGTGGGGCGCCGGCATCATCAAGCTGTAAGCGCCCTTCTTTGGAGAACTGAATCATGACTGTTACTGCCGTTACCGTTCTTGGGGACAGCGCGATTGGGATTTCGAGTCCCAGCGTGCTGTCCGTTCTCGTTCCGACCAATGGTTGGGTAATCCGTGTCACAACGGACTCAACTGACACGAGCCCGGACCCCAGTAAATTGCGGCTCTCGGTCCGCAGCAATGGTCATGATACCAATGGGACTCCAACCGACGTTTACCGCAACCTGACGGGCGTGGCGCATCTGCGGCGCCCGTACAATGAGGCGAGCAGTTTCAGTCCGGGGACTACGGGAATCTACGACGTTGTTATCAGCGACGAGATTTTCGCCCCTGACGATTCGATTGACATTCAGTTCGACGCCGGCTTCACGAGCGGCAGCACGAGCCAGTCATGGACCGGGACTGTGGGTCGCCTTGATTCGAGTCCGTATCCAATCCCCATCGTGCGCCACGGGAACGCGCCGTACAATCGAGTCAGTTCGGCTAACGATTACGTCGGGCGTTATTCGGTGATTAGCCGATTTGCCCGCAACAATACGCAAGTTGCGCGTGTGGAGTCATATTTCAAACAAGGTGCGACTTCGGGGCCAACGAGCGGCATTGGAACCATGTCACGTTCGATTTGGACTCCTGTGGGAGATACGCATCCCGGCAGCATCCCGGCGCAGGAATACGCAGTTCCAATGAGTGCTGCGGGCCTCGCCGACGGCTCGATGGATGAGTACTTCATTGTCTATCCTTGGATTGGCAACGTGTATCGGAGTGACACGGAGGCGAGTTGCTTTGCTTGGCCGACTCTCAAGACGTGCCAAGCGTTTCCGCAGATTCGTGATTACGCTGACAAGCACACAAGCATTTACGCGTTTGTCAATTCCGACGGCAGCGCGGGCGGCAGTGCTGCGATTCAAACGAGTCTGACGGACCCCGGAGCTGCGGCCAGTTACGCGGACCCCAATGCTGCAGCCATAGCGATTGAAGCATGGAACGCAAATACAGCGAATCGCGGCGCGGGCTTTACGCACAACGACATGAGTGGCGGGGTCATTGTGTTCCGCGAGATCAGCGGGTCGACGCGCGGCACTAACGCAGATACGTACGCGATTCGAAATTCGATGAGCGGCCGCACAATGGGCTTGCTGCCGATTGAGTTTCGCTCTTTGAGTGGCGTTGCGAGTGATCAGGTACGACTCCGAGGTTTGAAACCTGATGGGTCGGCCACAAGCAGCAAGATCATCCCACTTCGGACTCGTTGGCGCGGTCTCACTTTTGACGGGACTGGAACCTCGGGCGCAGCAAACACTATTCTGGATGGTTCAGGAAGTTCGATTCCCAACACGCCGTTCACCAGTGCCAATGTCGCCACGATCGAGCAGATCAACTGCAAGGCTTTTAGTAATTCAAGCGCGGGTACAAGTAACACGATCATTTTCCGTGCGGGTATTCGATTCCTTTTCAACTTCTTCCACGACACTCCAACGGGTGCTGGCGACGTGGGCAACAATCCAGCCGCTTATATCGGCATTTACAGTTGCGTCGGGTCCGAGTTCACCAGAACGACTCAGCTAGCCGCGGCTGCTTGCATCGGCTTGGCCAACGGCGTTCGACTGACTAATGTTCGACTCAGCACAACGGATAACGGCGGCGTGTTGGCGAATAATTGGGACCAGAACATCTGGTACAATGTGCGCAGCGATCATTTGAATCCAACGGCAAATCAAGTGTCGATCGGCATGAGTCGTCCGATCTACTGGGGTGTCGGGGTCTGCAACCTGTTGATTCGTAAATGCGGTTCGAACTCGAGTCCTTTGATGAGCATTGGGGCCGACGGGGCCCTGTACGAGTACAAAAACATCGTCCTGCAGCACATCGGTGGCTTCGGGCAGCGAATTAATGTGAACTACAATGACCAAGGTTGGCTTGCCTTGGTCAAACGACTCACAATGTTTGGATGTTCGTTCCACAATTATAACACCAAGCGTGATACGTTCCCTGCTGGCGAGACTCCAGTGGACACCAATCATGGCGTGGTGAACACGACTGTGATCTGGTACAAGGGTGCGATCGTCTACGACGCTGCGAATCCAACCATCAGCAGCATCACGCTTAGCGGATCGACGGCCACGGTTACGACAAGCGCAGCTCATGGACTCACCACGGGTGATATTGTTCGACTTCTGGGGCAGACCAGCACAGCTTTCGAGGGCACGTATTCGATTACGGTTACGAGCGCAACCACGTTTACCTACACGCGCGCGTCGACTCCAACGGGGGCTGCGTCGGTCGTCGGCACTTACTGGAGCAAACTGAACACCTTCTATCAGGCGATTCAGGACGTCCCTGCGGGCACTGCGGTCAGTAACGCGGCTTACTGGGAGTCGCAAGGGACGAACAAGTTCAATACGTCGTTTGGTGCGCAGAGCCGTCGAGTCGGCAACTGGTTCAGCACCTACGGCGTTGGCAGCTTTGGGAACTTCGCGAGTGTGACGGCCAACGGTGACACTGTAAGCAGTCCGACAAGTTGGTTCGGTGAGCGATTCCCCGGCGTGATTAACTCGCCGTACAGTACTTGGGTTGTCAATGACTCAAGCGCGCTTGGAACAAATCTGTGGGCCGATCAGGGCGACTTCAAGCCCAAGGTTGGGTCGCCGATGCAGAATCAGGTGGCCGCGGGCTTTGCGTGTACCCTGTTCGATCTTGCCGGAATCACGCGCCGGAATGGGGGAAATGGCGCCGCAGGGCCTTACGAGGTTCTGAGTCAAGACATTGGACCTGTCGCGGGTCCTGATGGAAAGGCGACCTATGCACCCACTATTACGCTTGGCGCCTTGACTCCAACAATCGACCTTCCATTGGTTGTCAGCGCCGTGATCGGGACTCCCTTGATTGAAGCCCGCTACACAGGGGGGCGCATCTTTGGACTCACACTGACGATGGCTCCCAGCTATCAGACGATCACGGCGCCAGCGGGTCCGGGGGTTGGGGTGATCTACGCTCCGACTCTCTCTCAGGACACGACCCCAAGAGTCGTAACAATGCCCGCTGGACCTGTCGGGGCCTTCATCTACACACCGATTCTGAGCGGTGGAGTGCCCCCGCAGCTAATCGGAATCTCAGGAGTCGACTCAAGTCAAGCCCCGACGGCCCCAGAATTCATCCGCATCCCACCGCCGATTCCAATTGTGATTGGGTCTGCGGTCGGGAGTCCTTTCGTGGGCAACATGGGCATTTGGGCCGACGCGGGCACAGTCACGGACTATGACACCAATCCGTTCCCGCCTTACGTCCCTGATGAGATTCGCCAGATCAGCCCAGTCCTGCATGATTACTTGTCAACCCAAGCTGCCACTCTCAGGCTTCGGGACAATCAGAGTCAAGCAGGGTCAAACGCGTGGTCGCTGGCCAAAATGCTGGAGATTTCGGACTCACCTCAGTATCCACTCGGAAGCAAGGGGCGATTCAATGACGATACGCTTGGCCTTCTGCGTGGCGTTTACGTTAAGTTCGTCGAAATGGTCGGCCTTGCAGGTGCGCCAGTTGGATTCGTTCTTGGTGAACCGTGGACAGTCACTAACGATTTCTCATTCTCCAACGGGGCCCGAGCGTTGGGCTTTTTGCCGGGTGACTCCCCTTCCGATGACTCCTTCGGGTGGGTCATTACGGACGGATTGAATCTAACCTCGGTTTTGCTCGAACCGGGGCTTTCTTTTGTCGCCGGCGAGGAGTTTGTCTGGAGTTCGAGCGGCCGAGTCAGTTACGAGAGTGACGGCATTGTACTCGGGCGTCTGATCGGCGACAGCCTGATGCCCGGACAGGTCCTGATTGGGATTGGGAATCGAAATGGCGCAACCAAGGCAGCGGCGCTTGGGAACGCGGTCAATAGCATCACGAGTGAGCTTGATGGTGCTACGGCCACGCTTGATCTGATTCAACAAGCCTTCACCGACGGGGTCTATGCCACCAGCAGCAGCGTGAATAACCTCACGAGTCAACTTGGCGACCTCTCTGCCAGCTCGACGGCAAGCTTTCGCGTCCTGACAGAGTCTGATTCGTCACTGGCGGAGCAGATTGCGTCATTGCGCGCGTCCCTTGGGGCCAGCATCACGGCTGAGTCCCAGCGATTGACCCAAGCCCTCGTTACGCAGGACGCTGCGCTGGCAACCATCAAGGACTCAGTCGCGGTCAATTTCGGCGGGGCCTTGAGCGCGGCTGCGTCGGCCAAGAACGTGGCGATTGCCAATGTGGGTCGATTGAGTGCCAATGCGCAACAGATCAGCGGGATTGAGTCCAGTCTGTTTGACCCTGCAACGGGCCTTGGGGCAACGGCTTCGGCGCTCGACACCCTTACTGTTGAGGTTCATGACTCAGTCACTGGCCTTAGTGCCACTGTTTCACGGGTGACCACGCTTGAGGCGACTCTGAGCGGGGGCACTTTCGTCACAACTGCGACTTTCAACTCGGAACACACGGCGAGAGTCAGTGCCGAAGGGGCAATTGCAAGCGATGTAACGACTCTTTTCACCACGACAAGCGGCCACACAGCGACTCTGGTGCTCTACGGGACCAGCATCAATGGGATTGAGGCCAAGTGGGGAGTCAAGTTGGATGTCAATGGCAAGATTGCGGGGATTGAGCTCAATGACGGCACGAGCGGCACCAGCTACTTTGACGTTCGTGCGGACAAGGTCAGATTCTGGGACAGTGGTGGCACAACGAGTCACGTTGTCTTTGGCGTAGACACCACGCTCGACGAAGTGACCATAGAAGGTCGACTCGTGATCGATACAGGAACCTACGTCCTCGCGCAGGGTAAGGGTTTTGGGACCTCGAATCAGTTCGTCCAATGGTTTGGCCCTAAAATGGCTCTCAATCTGATGAGTGAGTCAAATGGGTTCTTTTGGCTCAAGAATGACGGGAGCGCGTACTATGCAGGGGGTTTCAGTGCCGGGACTCTTACGACGAAAGCTGGCACGAGCAGCACAAGCGGGACTGCGTTTGCAGAAACCGCAGTCTTTGGCTCCAACGGCGGGACAATCACCGTCGCAATCAGCTACGCGTACAACTCGACTCAGAACATCACCTACGCACCCGGAAGCACGACTGCTTGGAACGCCGCCAAGGCCGCGGTGAGTCCAGCCCCAACCAACGACGGCAGCGGGTATTGGTCGAGCGGTCCAAATGCGTATTCGAGTGCCGTGACCGTTGAACTCTACCGCTCGCGCAATCACGTAGCTTACGGGAGTCCAGTGGCTTCATGGACCATCAGCGGCGACTGGGAGTGGAACGGGGAAACCAACAACTCGGTTGACCCCGGCTACGTGAATCAGATTGATAACATTGCAGGGTCGTGGACGTATACGGACCCTGATCTCTCGACTGACGATCGGCAGTTTAAGGTGGTGATTTCGAGTCGAGCGCCCACCTACACGTACTTGCCGCAACAGAACATTTCAGTCGTTTGCATCGAGGCCTGATTGCGTAATAACGCTGGACCATTCGTGCGTTATACTTCATCGAAAGGTTGCGCAAACGGGCGCGGAGCAACAGAAGGGACTCAAAATGAGCATCGGTGCACTACTTTCCGGATTCCTGATTGCCAACGGCGGGCCAGTCGCGGTCGCAGTCTTGGCCTCGCAGATCGTCGCGCGGGCGATTCCCGATGACAAGAAGGGCGCGCTTGGCGTGATTCGTACGGTTGCCAAGGTGGCCGGAATCTATCTCAATGTCGATGATCGCAAGGTGGCGGCCAAAGCGGCTGACAATGCCGAAGCAATCGCCGAACTGCAGCAGACCGTAGTCATTCGGTCGAGCAACGGTCGAATCATTCCGACCAAGAAGGGCTGATCAAATGCTTCGCGGTGCCTTCAAGAATCACGCTGGCCTCGTCTTGCCGAACAACATCACACTGTTCGGCCGAATGGAAGTGCTGCGCATGGCTTTCGCTGGGAATCAGCGCGGGGTGGTCACGGCCGCCGGCGCCAATTTCTACGTGGGGCTGTGCCTTGCGAATCCGGGGGACGGCTTGCTCCTTGAGGACATCGCGGAGCCAACCATTGGCGTCAATGGCTATGCACGGGTTGCCGTGAGTCGGGACGCGACGGGTTGGACCACGGATGGGTTCGTCAATGGCGAGGCCTTCATCGAGTCCAAGGATCTGGCCTTCACGGCTGTCGGGGGCAATTTCGACAAGCCGATCAGCCGACTCTTTCTGTGCACCTCCCCCACGGCGCTCACAGGTGATCTGATTGCATTGAGCGCGGCAATGCCCGCAGCCCTGACAATCACGCCTTTGACTCTCGTGACGGCGCGCACCTTCAACTACGATGTGTTCCTCGGCTGATGCCACAGCAGACTTACATAGCCAGCGACATTCAGGGACTCACGCCTGCTCTTGACGGGCGCGTGAGCAAGAAGCTGTTCATCCTGAGTGGCAGTAATTTCCGTTTTGACTCCCGAGGCCCTCGCAGCGCGTTCGGCAGCCAGCTTTTGGCCCCGCGCCCTGTGACGATGCCCGAAGGGAGTCAAACCTTTGACGTGCGTGCGGGGCTTGACAGTTACAGCTTCGTGATCACGGCTGACTCCATTCTGCTGTGGGACCCGATCGGGCACGATTTCGAAATCCTGCTGCGCATCCCTGATACGAGCGGCAAGCAGTGGCGCTGGACTCATGCGTACCTGAACGGCATCATTTACCTGTGCCACCCCGTGACTGGAATAATTTACTGGAACCTCGGTGCAGGAGTCATTGGGTACTTTTACACCCCCGGCGCGCCCCTCGCCCCAATCGCCGTCGCGGTCAACAATGGCCGTCTTGGAATCATGGATGCCAACAGCCTGTCATGGTCGGGGCCCTTCAACGGGTTTGACTTCCAGCCACAGCTTGCAGGTGCCGGGATTCAAAGGATCAGCCAGCACGTCAGCGGGGCGCCGATCGCCTTGAGCAGTTACTCCAAGGGGTTCCTCGTTTGGACCACCGATGGAGTCATGCGCTCGGAATACACCGGCGACGAGATTGTCTATCGCCACCGGACTCTGAATACCAAGTATCGCCCAGTGAATTCCTTCAGCATGGCGCAGATGGACGACGAAACTACGGTGTTCCTTGACCCGCGTGGACTCTACCAATGCACTGGCGATCAGCCGGAGGTTTTCACGCCGCTGTTCAGCACATTCCTGATTGAGTACCTCAAGCTGAATGGCTTGCGCTCGGGCAACAACACCCGCGTTGAGTGGGATTCGACTCATCAGCAACTGTTTGTGAGCATCAGTCATGACTTCGAGGGTCCGTTTTTCGCCTACGCTTTCGTTTGTCAGATTAACATCGACAAGTGGGGACTCTTTAGCCGTCGGCATCGGGGCCTCGGAACCCTCGGCGATCTCGAATTCGGATTCATTGATGAGTTTGGCTTCATTCGCACGTTCGTCGATGATGCACAGAATGATGACTCGACCGGTCCCGGCGGCGACCTTGTTCGAGCACGCGGGGGTGGAATTGCCCAGCAAATTGACTCGCGGTCGTCGTGGAAGCTTGGCACGAGCCTCCGGGCCAATACCCGAGGGTTCGGTTTGACTCCAGTCGCAGGTTGGTATGCCCCGGCTGCAACGGGCCCCAGCAGCTACCCGCAGCTTCAGCTTGACTCAGCGATCACACTGGGTTATGTGCGCGGGTTCGATCTTGATTCGAATGACCGCCTGACGGAAATCACGCAGCTTGCGATCGGCTCTGTCGAGACGATGCGTGACGGGACCGTGGTGATTGATGCGAATCAGATCACTGGCAGCTTTGACTCCAATCAGCTTGTCGGGGGCACAGATTTGGGCCTTCGGCCGATCGGCGTGAGCAACTTCAATCTGAGTGTCACAAGCACCCTTGACGGCGTGACTGAGTTTGTCACCGAGAACCCGGTGATTGCCCGACTCACGCCAGCCGAACGGTATTACGCACTCACGGTGCCGGGCCTCTGGCACACGATTAAGTTGTTTACACTGCTGCCCGGCGAGCGATTCCACTTGCGCTCAATGGAATTAACCTATGTTGACGGAGGTAAGTTCCTGTGACTCTGCCAGCACATGAAGTGAATCAACTCGCCGGCGGCACCGCGTATGAGGTCAACTCGTATACGGGTCCGGCGCGCGAGCTGTTGGTTGACACGGACAGTTGGACTCTCAGATTGCAGGATGCTGCACTTGCGGGGGGCCACGTCTTTGCACCATTGAACGTGACGGACTCACGTTATCAGCGCCAGAGTTCATTCCTTGATCTGGTTGAGGCCCTTGAGGGGAATGAGGGGTTCCTTTATGTGAATCCAGTCACCCTCACGTACCGCAAACTCGATTTCGTCAGCGCCGACTTTGTCACGGACCCCGGCTTTCTGCCCTCCGATGATTACAAAGTCATTCTGTCCCGCGATCTGATTGGTGACTTCAATTTCGCTGACTCCATTACGGCGACTGGTGGGTTCTACGGGGCCCTGACCGGCGACGTGACGGGGGATACCGTTGGGACTCACACAGGGCCGACGAACGGAACCCACACGGGGTCCAGCAACGGCACTCATTCTGGCCCGCAGGTCGGTGATGTTGATCTTCGGAGTCACACACTCCAGCTCGATCCGAGTCAGATCCCTGACGCAGCCCTCAGCGCCGAAATGCAGGCGATGCTTGCAACGATTCTCCGGGTTGTCCCTGTCTGGGGGATTCTCCTGTGGGATTCAACTCGTGCGATTCCCAGCGGCTGGCAGGAGTGCGACGGTTCGAATGGGACGATCAACCTCCGGGGCCGCGTGCCTTTCGGGGTGAACGTGGCTGACTCAGACTTCGCCGTGAATGTGACCGGCGGCACCAAGAACCACACGCATGGCGGCTTCACGACGGATTCGCAAGGCGATCACAATCACGGAATCGTGGTCAATGGTCACGCGCTGACGCTGCTCGAAATGCCGCCGCACGATCACACAATGGTGCTTGGCAGCAGTGACTCCAATTTGGGTCGAGCAGCCGACGGGAGCAATGCGGGAACAACCGCACACGTGAGTATGGAAGGCGGAGGCGACCCACATGACCACACAGCAACCAGTGGAATCACAGGAGCCCACACGCACGGGATCACGATTCCTTCGCTCTCTACGCTCCCGCCTTATCAGACTGTCTTCTACATTCAAAGGATTATTTGACATGGCCATGTTTGGACTCACGGGTTCCTACAGCAGCAAGAAATCGTCCAGCACTCAAACTGGCACGGTTAAGGACTCGCTTGATTCATTGGTCTCCAATCTTGAGTCGCAAAGTGGCAGCAAGACCAGCAGCGGCAGCACGAGCAATTCCGGCAGCCAGACGAGTCAGGGTGCAAGCAATGCAGCCCAAGCATCGACAACTGCCGGTCAGACTCAGCAGGAGCAGACGGGTCAGAGCTCGGGTAGTCAGTTCGCGTCTGACATGCTTGGGATTCTCAAGGGCCTCACAGCAGGTCAGGGCGCCGATCTGTTCAACACGGGCAGCGGAGCCCTTGATTATGGAGTCAGCGGCGCCAAAGGTTTGGCCGGCTCGTTCGACCCTGCAGCCTACGTTGCTGGAGTCACGTCGAAAGCAGAAAGCGACATTCATGACAGCGTTTTGACGGGAGTCAATAATTTCGCCAATCAAATCGGCGGGACCTCTGACGGCAATTCAATGGCAGCGCTGTTGGAAGGCAAGGCTCGGAATCAAGGAGCTGCTACACTTGCAGGAATCACAGCTGAAGCTACCAAAACGGCGGCCGAGACTGCGAGCGGCTTGAACAGCAGCGTACTGACTGCCGGCAATGCTGCCTTGGCACCTCTTTTGAGTCTCGCACAGATTCTGAAGGGTGGCGAGACGAGTGCCACAGATAACACGAAGGGGACTCAAGCGTCCCTGACGGATACGAGTGGGACGTCCAAGCAGAACACGTCGGAAAGTCAGACGTCTCTGAGTCAGCAGCTGACGAGCCTATACGACCTGTTCAGTCAGCTGACGAGCGGCAGCCAGACCACGAATTCGGACAGCGTCCGCACGCTCGATCTGCTCACCAAGGGCAAGGAATCGGGCTTTGGCATTACTGCCAGCGTCAAGGGTGGGAGTTAATAGCATGGCAAACATTTTCACTCCGGGCGCCACGTCAGTCGATGAGGTCAAGACTCGTTTTGGCGCAGCCGACCAAGCAGCGGTCGATTTCGTCCCCGCAACGGCGGCCAACGCAGAGGCGAAAGTCAACCTGTTTCAGACTGCCGCAGCCAAAGCGCAGGAACGACTCAGGTCTGTGACAGACTTGACGAGAGCCTATCAGGCTGACCTTGCGTCCGTGACAGAGCGCGAGAAGCCTTTGCTTGCGGCTGAGTCAGATGTCGCGGCTCGCGCAGCTAAGCGCGCCAGCATGAATCCGTTCGTTCGGCCAATTCTCGAATTGATTCATCCGAGCCTGAGCGCCGAGGAGATCGATACCGATCAGACTGCGATTCATTTGCAGCGGCAGGCTCTCAGCGATGAGTTCATGAACGTCAACCGTCAGTACTCCCAGTCATTGGCCAGCAACAAAGAGATTTGGGGTGCCGAGGATGGCGCGATTCAAGCCGAGGGTCAGCTGAATGATGCCAAGTTTGCAGGTCAGTTTGCCACCGTGCAGGCTACAATGCAGGCGTTTGAGTCAAGCGTCAAAGGGCTATCCGCCGTCGCGCAGGGCCGATCGAACGAAACCCAACTTGCGGCGTTTGCCCTCAATGACATGGATGACTCACAAGTCAGCGCAGCCCTTGCCGAGGCGCAGCACAGCGGCAAGAACTTCATTGAGCGTAACGGAGTCAAGATTCCAATCGGAATGATCGAAGAGACTCGCCAGAAGGACACCGCATCGCAGGTTCAGGCAGAGGCTGCTCAAATGGCCCTTGTCGGCGGTCGACTCGATTTGCATCAGAAACTGCAGGGCAATGCCATCGCCCAAATGAGCGATCAGAAGTTGAGTCAATTGGTCAATTCAGCTGATGGCGGCGGGTTCCCAATCGGCGATCTCAAAGCGGAGTTCGTTCGTCGCAACAATTTGAGTGCGACGGCGAACACAATCACGGATACGCAAACTGCTGGGTCCGCTCGTGGCGCCCAGCTTATCAGTAATTCCTTTGGACTCGCGGGTACACTGACCCGACGCTACGGGTTCGCCAACGGCACCGGAAACATCGAGGATGTGAACGTGTCTCGTGCGAGTCAGCAGTATAACACAATCGGAATGAAATGGGTGGAGCGCCTCAAGTCAGGCAAGCCGCTTACTCCGCAAGAGGAGTCCCAGATGAATACCGAAATTGACGGCGGGCTCCAAACGCTGCACCGTACAATGACGGACTCCCTTGACAAGTCGAGCGGTAGCAAAGAGGAGTCCGCTGCTCGTGCTGCGTTCATGACAGGCGGCCGAATCAGCGCTGACGCCGCAAGCTCACTCGTCACGAGTGGCATCATTGGCGGCTTGAGTGCAGACCAAATGGGACTCAAAGGCCCGAGCAAAGTCAGCTACACGGCTGGTCAGGCCAAACTGGCGTCACTCGTTGCGAAGGCTTCGGGTAAGACTCCTGAGCAGGTGGCTGCGATGTCACCCCGGGAGCAGGCCGCTATGTTGCAGGACTCCATGGGCGGGCGCGAGCCGAAACTGACCAAGGCGGAACTCCAGCGCGAAGTTGGAATTGCAGTCAGCGGAGTCCAAGCGCAGCAGATCGCCGAGACAATGCAGCACAACCTGCCGGACCTCGCGCGTCGAGTCGGAGCTCCCTTTGGTCAACTTGATGGGGCTGCGTGGCAGGCTTCAATGGCGGCTGGCCAACGCTATGCCGATACGGTCGTCGCGCAGAAATTTGGAATCACTGAAGGCGAGGCCGCCGACATTCGAACAAAGGGCTCCAAGAGTCCACTTTACCAAAAGCTATTCAATGACGGCAAGATCAAGGTCGGCGCTGACGTGATTCAAAACGCCGCCGGTTACGCGGAGGGCGCCGGCACATGGCAGTTCGCTGACAAGCACTTCACGACACCCGATTTCATTCCGAGTCGTGAAGCAAGCAAGTTCCTCAATTCGCCGGAATACAAAGGCATGGCTGGCGTCGTTCAGCCCGTCATGGCCAATCAGAATTTCGGCAACTACGTAATGGACTCACTTCTCGGCAGCGCCGTCTCCGACAATGCGGACAAGATTCGACGGGTCTACGGGAGTGCCGCAGCGCAGCGCCAGATCGAGATTGCGGATTTCCAGAAGAACGGAGTCAAGCTGTACAACAATGACGCCAAGCTGCGGTTCTCTACCACGCTGCACCTCGTGAATGGTTTGACCGATCAGGACGTTGGGACTCTCCTCAAGGCTGTCGAAGGTCACCTTCCGCGCGGTCCTGACTCCGACAAGGTTGCGCAGGCGGTTGTTCGCGGCGGTGCGCATCCTCCAAGCGGCCCGCGTTACGACGATGCGTTCACGGTAATGGGCTCCCTCAAATTCAATGACCCTCATTTGGAGTCACTTCGCAAGAAGGCCATGAGCGATTTGAGCAACGCCCAATCCAGAGCCGATCGTTTCATGGGAGTCTTCGGCTCCGTCGACCAAAGGATCAACTGATGAACTTTGAAGCAATCGACAATTCGACTGAGACCAATGCCATTATGGCGTCGGGGAATGACTCAAGCATCTTACAGCACACGCGGCGGGCCAATGACGGGTTCTGGGCGGGCGTCGGCAAGTACGTTGGGTCGCTTCCGACTCAGATCGTCGACGATACTGCCGCGTCGCTGGGACTCTCAGACCCCGGCGACTTCAACAACTTTGTCACGCGCAAACTGGATATGCCCGGCTGGCAGACCTACATGAGTCAAAACCGTGAGGGCCTTCAGATCGGTTCTGGCGTCGCCGGTTTGATGCTCAGCGAATTGGCTGTGACCAAGATTGGGACTGCTATCAAGGAGGGAACGCACGGACTCAATTATCTGCCCGGCATGAAGAAAATGGCCCAGCTTGACGACGCCTATCAGGCTGCAATGGCAGGTGTCAAAGACAAGCAGGGACTCTTGCTGGCGCAGGGGTTCAACGACGTGGACATTCTGACGGCAAAGACCGTAATCAATGGCCGGTTTGTCAACATGGGCGCTGAAGTCCGGAAGGCCAAATGGCTTGGAGTCGCAGACACGACACTTCATGCGGCGGCCACTGAAGGTCTGTTCACCCTGCTCAACAATGAGAATACTGCGTTCTTCAGTGACTCCAATGTGACAAACATCAGCTTCGCGGCGGCCGGCATTGTCCTTCCCGGAGTCGCAAGTTGGCTGCAGACGGGCGCTCAGCTGAAGCGTTTCATGCTCTCGGATGGAATCGCCAAGGTCTCCCACAATTTCTATGACCCTGCGAGCATGAACGATTTGATTGGACGCGCGACTAGCGTGAACCCATTCCAACGGACCGCAATGTCAGTCACTGATCAGGCGGTCATGGCCGCACTCAAAGACACGACTGTCAGCACGCAAGCGTATTTCAGCGATCTGGCTACGGCCAATCTGATTCAACGTGATGCCCGCAAGGCCAAACAGGCGGAGATGTCACTCACGACAGGTAGCGATTTTGCGAATCAGCGTCAGCAGCTTGAGCGACTCGCTACGGGGAACGAAGCAGCTGCGTTTGATTACCTCGAACGCGTCGTTCACAGCGGCCTTGGAGGGGCCCAAACCAAGTTCATCGACCACGAAGGAATCAAGGCCCACGTCCGCTACTCGACTCGAATCGACGCAGCCTCATGGATGGGCACCGAAGCCGCCGGCGTGATTCCGGAAGGTCAGACGGCGCTGCAAGTCGCTCAAGACTTTGTGGCCCTCCAACAGACGAAGGTTGACAAGATCGACGGTTTGATTCAGTTGGCGATCGCAAAGCCCGCCAAGACGCCGCAAGCACAAGCTGCGCGGTTGAATCGTTTTGCCTCCGCGCGTAAGATCGCAGAAGAGCGCGCCAACCTGACTCCGCTTGTGCTTCGCAATGGCGAGTGGGTTGACGTCGTCAGTGTAGCACACACGGACGCGCTGGCCCCGATCGGTAAGATTGACATGCAGCAGGCGACTGCAGATTTCAAGGTTTGGGAGCTTCTCGAATCAAAAACCAATCGACCGACCAACATCGGCATCGGCACCGATGGGGTTGCGTTGCTCCCGAATGGTCGGAAATTCAGCGATCTGACTCATGGCGAGACGCTCGGTTGGTTCCGGGCGGCCAACTCCCTGATCGACACATTCGTCAAGGGCGACAAAGTCTTTGACTTGCCCGCCAATCCCTCATGGCAGATTCTCGACATGGCGCAGGAAATTGAGCGTCGGAGTGAGCGGCCCGGTAAGGTCAACTGGGGCATGATGCGTGGGCCTGATGGAGTCATTCGACCCGGGTCCAAAGAGCTGGCGGCCGTCCAAAGCTTTCAGTTCAAGGCGTTGGAGCTTCCCGCGTTTGCTCGACGGAATCCAAACCTGCCAGATTTCCTCCTCCGGGAACGATTCAATCTGCCGCACATGACGGCGGCGGAGGGCGCAGGCGCTTGGGGCAACGCCAGCAGCGTCGATCGAATCCTTCGCGGGATGAACGACCCCCGGATTATTGGCGCCAGCACCGAAGCGGAACTGCTGCAGGGAATCAACGGCGTTCAGTTTGCCGAGAATCTGTTTGCTAACGCGCCGGGCGGGTTGAAGCGCCTGACCGGGAACACGTTCCAATCGGGACTCGACGACCTCGGCAATCCAATCACTCCAATCATGGGCTTCAAGCGCTCAATGAATGCGGGGTTCTTCACCCGTGACTCACTGGAAATGCGCCTTGCAATGGGCCATGCACAGCGTTTGAGCACCCTGACTCGTCAGCAGGCAAGCCCACTCGTGCGTGATATGAGCCGTGCATTTATGCAGAGTCCGGATGTTCAGGTTGCGTCCGCAGTCGAGGCCCTTCACCCGGCACAGCGGCAGGCAACGCTCCCATTCTTTGGGGGCCAAGTTGCGGACTCAACGGCGCAGTACGGCGACTTCCTCGATCGGTACAACAAGGTAATGCTCGCGGCGCGACGCAACGGGCAAGTTGCCGGCAAGATGGGCGAGGCGGCGTTTGACTCTGTTTTGGCCCCTCACGTTGCAACCTTCAGTCACTTGCGCACGCGGGATGCCGCCGCAAGTGCATACCTCGTCGATCGATTCATCTCGGCCCGCGCGGGTTGGGAACTTGATGGCGCGCAGTCTGTGGTTGCAGGCCCAAAGGGAATCGAATTCCAGCTTGCTCAATCGGAAGGCAACAAGAACGCATGGTTCAACCGCTTCGGGAGTCAAATGCCCAACGACGCACGCTTGGTTGATGTGAAGGGTCAGATCGTCTCACTCGATCAAGAGGCGCATGCCGCGGTGCTTGCCCACGACCAGATGTTCAACCAGCTTCGAGTCGAAAACAACACAATTCTTCGGGCTCGGGGCCTCCCAGAAGTGGAGCGAATCCCTTACTACGTGCCGCCGCAGGACGCAGAGAACAAGTTCGTTGCGTTTGCAATGGACCCCGGCAACAAGGTGCGCTATACGATTTCCGCTGACACTCGCGACCAGCTGGAACGACTCATCAATGATCTCAATGCTGACACCACGAGTCCGACGAGTCGCCCCGGTTGGTCAATCCGGCCGCAGGATTCCATCAAGGACTTTAATTCCCTCTGGGAACGCGCCCACACCGATTTCCGCGACCCTTCGATTCAACCGCTCGGCATTGGCAAGGTTCGTGTCGGCGCCCGGCAGAGCCCCGTGCATGAGTTTGGCGCCCAAGAACGAGTCCTCGCGCAGCTGCGAGCAGGATTCAATGCGCTTGGCCGTGACACACTCGAAACAATCATGACCCCGTCCCTGCAGCGGGCTCAAATCAACGGCGATGCACTCCGTCGTCAGGTTGCCAATGTGACCGAGGGTGGTCAGGCTCGCAAGATCAGCACGGAGTCACGTTCGATCTATGATGATTACCAGAACGCCATTCTGAATCGAAACCCGCTGTTCTCCAAGGGCTCTAAGGTTCGCGGGGCCTATTCGGTTGGTGCTGGATTCATGGACCGTGGGGCTGCTTGGCTTTCAAACGCCGCTTTCCCCGCTGGCGAAAAGATGAAGCAGCTGTGGCACGGCGACAGCAAAAGTGAGTTCGAGAATCTGACTCGAACTGTCGCCGATCAACTGCCATTCCGCGACGTTGATGCGTACCTGAGCCAGAAGTTTGGGACGCGCAAGCTGATGGACTCAAGTGAATTGACCGGCAAACTGGCCAATTTTACGGCGACCATGATGCTTCGAGTCTTTGGGACCGCGCAAGCTGTGATGAATATGTCGGGTGTCCTTGCTATGATGCCCGCAGTCATGCGTGGATTCACACCACGTGAGGGCGAGACAGTCGCACAGGTGGCCGAGCGTTTGGGCTATTCGGCTCATGTATTCACGGGCCCTCAAAGCGGGAAGCCGTTTACAGCACTTAACATGCCGGGACTCATGGCGGGCGCCTTCAAAGACGCTTGGCACCAGAAGTCGCACCCTGAGTTTGATTTCGCAATGCGCCGGGGACTCCTATCGCAGGAGGTCGCAGAAATGCATCGGGGATTCACCCAGCTGCGGGTGTCCGACGACTGGACGAAATATATCAGCGGCCGCGCAGATGGTAAAACTTTCATGGAGCGCCATGGAGTCATTGGTGCCGCCTCTTGGTTGAGTGACAAGAGTGAGGATTTCACCCGCGCGTGGTCCCATTTTGCGGGCCTTCGAGTCGCGGACGTGATGGGACTCCAAGGACGTGAAGCACGTCATGGGTTCGCTCACGATTTCGCCAACCAAGTCATTGCAAACTACAACCCAACGAATCGGCCGGAAATCTTTCAAGGCCCTGTCGGCAATGTTATTGGACTCTTTCAAAGTTACATGTGGAACTACTGGGGGAACATCTTCAAAGCAGTCGAAAATCGGGAATATGCGCGTTTGGCGACTCAAATGATGGGGCAGGCAAGCTTCTTTGGGCTCCAAACAGTCCCCGGATTCCAGCAAATGAATGACTTCCTGTTCGATCGCACCGGTGGTCAGGTGAGTCCGCTTGATGCCATGTATGCCAAACTTGACCCGTCCGTGGCCAGCGTCGTAATGAGCGGGGTTCCGAGTAGCATCCCTATTCTATTCGGCTCCGATAACGGAGTCGCACTCTACACCCGCGGCGATACAAATGTGCGACTTCCCGGAATTGGGGGTTTGCCACAACTTGCAGTCGCGCAGAAAATCGCGGGTGGCTTGGGAGAAATGATGGATATCTTCAGCTCAGAGAACCCCAAGATGACGGGACTCCAATTCACCGAAGCCCTGTCCCACATGATACCCAACCGGGAAATCAGTGGAATGATTGCAAACTTCGCGGGTGAAGGGCAGACGGACTCTCGCGGGAATCTGATCGGCGAGGGGCTTGACGCAATGAAGGTGGTTGCGACCACGATGGGACTCAAGACCCTTCAGGACGCCAAAATGACCGAGGCGTTTTACATGAACAAAAGGGAGCAGGAGTTGCAAGCTGGCAAGCGTGAGATTCTCCTTCGCGAGTCACGCGCTTTGATTCGGGCCGGCGAGACCGATCAACTCCCTGCAATCTACAACAAATATCTTGAGACTGGCGGTGACCCTCGTCGATTCAAAGCTTGGGTCAAGAAACTCTACGAGAGCGCATTGCAAAATCGCAGCACGATACAACTGAAAAAGACTCTGGACAACCCGGAGAAGATGAGTCAGACAATGCGGATGCTCGATGCAACGGGCGGCAGCGATTCAACCGAGGGGCCGGACGCCCCATAACAACGAGGAGTGACTCAAATGGGAATGTTTCCAATCAAGTTCCTGACAATCCATTGCGCGGCCACTCCGGAAGGGCGGTTCGTCAAGGCGAGTCAGATCAACCAATGGGACAAGGCCAAGTTCGGGCAGACCAGCTACCACTGGATTGTTGAGCTCGACGGGACTGCGGTCCGTGGACTCCCGGATACCGCGATCGGTGCTCATGTCGGCGGCCACAATTCGGGCAACATCGGAATCTGTTACGTCGGCGGAATGGATTCCCTGATGCACTCACCCAAGGACACACGGACGGCCGAGCAGAAAGCCACGCTGCGCCGACTCAAAGGTGAGTACGAAGCCAAGTATCCCGGAATCGTTGTCCGCGGGCATCGTGATTGGCCGGGGGTCAACAAGGCGTGCCCCAGTTTTGATGTGGCGACCGCGTTCTGACTCCGCTTCGCTCCGCACAAGGCAAATAAAAACCCCCGGTTGGATGGTGAGTCCAACCGGGGGTTTCTTTATGCGGCGGGCCTTGAGTTAACCGCGGCCGAGTCGTTTCCGTGCAACTGCCAGCTGCGTGATCTGGTGGCGGGCATCGTCCATCGCACTGTGGAGTGCCAGATCATTCGCGCGGGGAATCGAATTGTTGTCCATCCCTGCGGCGGCCATGAGCGTGCGCAAATCACGCTCGATCGAGTACCCGAAAGGCCATGTGACTCCAAGCTGGAGAAACAGGTTCTTCATGATTCGCGTGTCAAAACCTGCACCCTTGCACCAGAGTTCCGTGACGACGCAGTTTTTCAGCCAGTCACCGAGTCGATCGGCCAGCCACTGCACGTTATCCTGAAGGCCGAACGTGTTGTTGTCCGTCAGGGACTCCATCAACGGCAGGGTGTTCGCCTGCCTGAGCCACCATTTGAGTGTATCCGCACTCCACGAGCGGCCAATGTCGATCTGCGGTTGAATCGCGAACGACACCTTGATCGGCGACAGCGGCGCGTGAATGTCGTCCACGTAGAACGGGATGAAGGCCGCCTGCAAAACGATTGCAGTTTCCGCGAGTCCGAGGGTTTCAATGTCAAGCATGAAACCGAGTGCTTTCTGTTCGATCGTCATTTTACGTCTCCTTCTTTTTGTTAGTCTGGAATCCGCCAGACGCGGTTACTTGGCGATCACCGGGCACAGCTTGAGCACATCGACTCCAGTTGCGGTTGGTTTGGGCTGCTGGGGGCAGACGTTCCCGCAGGCTATTGCGTCATCATTGACTCGAATGATCGTCTTACCCTTGAAGCCGGGGGCCCGAGTGACCACATTCCCAGTCACAGTAGCACCATCCGTCGAAGTGAGAGTGATTCCGTGGAACATGCTCACTTCGATCTTGTTGCCTGTGACGAGAGTCCCGACATTGTTCACGTCGCCAGTCGAGCCGAAGTCGGTAATGCCCTGCATCCCGCCGATGATCGTGCATCGAGAGACAACCAGATTCTGGCAGCCCTTCCACGCTTGGACTCCATCCTGATGAACGCCCAAAGCGGGGGGCGCAAAAGCGTAGATGTTGCAATCGACTATCGAGACGAAGCTGCTGTGCGCGATGTCGATTCCGTCGACCGCCATTCCCGTGATATTGCAGTTGCTGAACGCAATTCGAGTCGATTCATTGACAAAGGCGCCGCGGCCGCAATTGCGAATGTCCGCATCCTGAATCGTGATGCCTGTGCAGAACTGAATATTGATCCCGTACCGCATCGATTGCCCAGAGCCGAGGATGCGCGGCGCGATCAATCGAATGTTCAGTGCGCGATCGAACCGAATACCCCCAAGTTTGACGCCTGCAGCCGAGCAGTCGATCGTCAGGGGCCGAGCAGAATGAAATGCCCGCAGCGCGACAGCGATCAGGATTCCGTAATTGCCGGGGAGCAACTGAATCGTGTCGCCGTCAACCGCGTTCTTGAGGGCGTTCTGCCAACTTACTGGGTCACATGCGAGGATTGTCATGATTAAGACTCCGCTAGAAGGTCCATGATTTCGCTGTCCACCTTGTCTAGCCTCAAGACAGCAGCGAATAGTGGCAGGCCGCCACCGTTGGGACTCAGAACTTTGACTTGTCCTGCAATGACGAGATCGCTGAGAGCCTCGCTGATATCGCGACTCTTGGCATCCCGGTGGAACGTAGCACGTATAATGTCCGCGCTAACTGCTTGCTTGGCGGCCCGTAGGAAATCGAGAATCCCCTGCTTGACCACGGCAATCGGCGAGAGTCCAAACTGCCCAAGGGCGTCGGGCATCCCACGTTCAGTAGCATGTAGGATTCGGTTGGCTTCCTCATAGTCACCCTTTGTGATTGTCATTGAGCCTCGACTCGCAGCAAGCACCATGCCCAACTTGAGAAGGTGTGTGTACCGCCGCTCGGCGTAGTACTGAAAGCGTGAGTCCGCAATGTCGATAGGGATTTCATAAAGCCCTTTGCTATAAGCAAGAGCCTCAGGAGTCTCGCTGAACTCACCCGACAAATCATAGTAGGCTCGGCTAAGCGTGGCACGAATCACGTCTTGCAGCGCAGGGTCAAATGGCATTGGCCGCGCAACACTCTTATACTTTACGTTCCCGTAGACCAAGATCACTCGACTCATAAATCCCTGACCGACGGCTGCGGCGGGCATCGCCGTGCTTATGCTCGTTGGAGTCGTGCAGCCAATCAGATTGAGCAGCGGGTCCTCAACCGTGATGATCTCATTCTTCAGCTGATACTGAATGTCGTCGCCGTCCCAGAGGCCTGCAAGGAACTCAAGCAGTCCTTGGTTGTTCTGCCCGATGAGTCCAGTGAACTCCGTGGCTGCAATCATCATCGTGTGACGATCGGCATCGGCTGCGCGTGGGCCACTTTCCGTGTTATCCAACTCCTCGAATAGCTCGCGCGTGAGAACCAATGAGTGGTCCCCGCTGGCGACATTGACTCCATTGACCGCTTCCACCTTGGGGGCCTCGGAACGCAACGCACTAATGAGTCCTTGCCGCTGGCCAGCCGTATCGCTGGGGGCGAACCGAACCTTGGTGCTCTTTTGAATGAGACGCTTGCCGACATTCATCGCACTTGATTTTCGCACGGCTGGATTGCCAACGAGAATCACGTAATGATTGGGCCAGATTTGAGTCTCACCGAAAGGCAGCCAACACCGGCGGCCCAAACAGGCTGCGATGTTGGCTATTGCCGCCCACACATGGAAAAGTCTCGGGGACTCCGTATCCTCAACCAGTTCGAGATACTGATTGAGGTACTCGGTCTGAAACACCAAGCGTTCAGTCATACTAGCGGATTGGAAAGCCGGCGAGTGATACTTGCGCGCGAAGCGAGTCGATCGCCTGACGCACAGTCCCATCGTTGTGGAGGTCAATCTCGGCTACACCTTGATCGAGGAAGCTGATGTAGCCTCGGGAGTCACCCTCGAACGACGTGCCCTCGCGATGCAATCGAACAAGGAACACGTTCTTGGCGCCGAACCAGTCGATCAGAACTTGCGCTTCTGTGGCAAATCCGCTGTCAGTTACGACTCCAATTTTTGCGTTGGTCGGGCCGACAAACTCGTGGCGTAGGCGCTTTCCGAACCAGTCAACGCCGAACAACGGCTTGATGAACTTCTCGCTGTAGGCAATCATCGCCTCGCGAATCGTCATGTTGGAAAGCAATTCCTGCGGTGAATCCTTCTCGCGCTCCAGCATTAAGGGCGTTATGCGAAGCGTGCTCTGAATCCAGAGTCTGATCGGCTGCGCGAATTTGCCGAGGGCGTAATGCGCGGGTGACTCAAACTGAAGCTGGCCCCCGATCGTATCTTTCCCGCTCTTTGCCGGGCCATTGAGTAGAATGATCTTGGTAATCATGTGAGTCCCCTGAGGATACCTGAAAAAACGTGGGGTTCGGACGAACCTGCTCGAACGTCCGAACCCCGTTGCGTCGCCGACTCGCCTTACGTAACGATTGCCTGCAACGCGGCGATCTCCTTGCGGAGTTGGGCAGCGCACATCGGACTCATCTCATCGAAAAAGCCCTTGATGCCCTGCTGCGCGGGCGCCACATCCGGATTCGGAATCAGGTTGAGCAGCGCCGTGACCTTTGCGGGGTCACCCGACGGGGTTGCGTAGTCCCCCATCACCGTGAGTCCAGTTCCCATACCCATCGTAATCAGTCCTTCTGTTGAGCGCCTCAGCGCGTTGACATCACACGATCGAGATCGATTGGAGTCTTTAAGTCCCATCCAATCATTTGGTAGGGTTTTTGCAGGCTCTTGCCCCAACGGCAACCAAGCTCTGCTTCGATTCCAACCACAGCTGTGTGACCATTGATGATTACGGGTCGGCCCATAACAATCAAGATGTTATTCAAACCCTCGCGCCAATCAGGCTTGCGGGGGTCCACATTGAATGTCAGAGAATCGTGCGTTTGGAGTCGCAGATCAATGCCGTGCCGGGGCTCAAGCCGGAGAGGGTTGACTCCAATCGACGGGTTCGGACCGTCACGGAACCGTTCGGGTACATATCCAAAAAGCAACTCGTCCATAGTGCGATTGATGTTGCCAGCCGTTCCTGACTGCCCGTAAAATGCAGTCGCTTCACGCTGTGTCCCTGAGTCCTTAGGGTCACCGAGGAACTTACGAGTATAGCCCCAGCAGTTTGTGATTTCCCCGTCGGTGAGGAGTCTATGAGCAATTTCACCATACCAACCTTTCCTGTTCAACCGTGGATAGAGTGTGCGAAAGCTGCGAAGGAGTGAGTCGCAGAACTGATAAAGCCGCTCCTCTTTCCAGCCGGCGGCATCATGGAATCCAAGAAACATTGCAGCCGCAACCACTTCGTCGCGGCCCATTGTCATGTAAAGAGTCTGGCCTGTCATTTGAAAGTTGGCCCCATGGACCACGCGCTTGGTCAGTTTTCTGACTCCCTTGGTCGGATGAACGATCTTCGGGTCCTTCCGCGCCTTACCCTCAATGATCTGCTGATAGGGAATCTTGAAGAAGTGTTCAGCGTGCGTTGCGTGGGAGTCCCGCGAGAGATCGCTCATTGTCTGAATGTAGCGAGGGTCGTTGGACTCGTAGGCAACGAAGACTGCATCGCTCTGGGAGTAATCAATGTCGATCAGAAAGCACTCAGGCTCTGCTGTGAGAACGTCACGCATTTCGCTCCGAATATTCTGCGCATTGCCGCCGTCCCAGAAGGTTGACTCCTTGCTTGAGAGCCGCCACGTTTCCGTCTTTTGGGCGCCGTAACTTGTCCGGAAGCGACTCGTCAGGAGTCCCGTAGGGTAATCGAAACTCCGTTCCTTCATGGTGTTAATCACGTTGCTGATCTGGACCGCCGGCGTGTTGCAGTCCTCCAGCCGGGTGAGCATGAAGTTAAAGAACGGATGCTCGCTCTTGGCAAGTTTGACTGGGATTGCTCCCGTGCTTGGACTCTTAAGTGAATCCTTGCCAAGGCGGCGGCCCTTGTCATCCCGCGGACTCGCGCCAAGCAGCTTGTAAAGCACATACCCACGATCGACCACGCTGCGAGGATTGAACTCCGGGTCCTCCATGATGTAACGGAGTCGCGTGAGCGCAATGTCAATCTCGCCCTGCAATCGGCTCCGGTGCCATTCAACTGTCTCCTGATCGACTCGCATCCCCTTCATGCTCATTCCGAGTGCGGCAAAGTTGAGCCTCATTTCCATGACAAAGTTGGGGAGAATCTTGGGCATTTTGCCAATGACATGCCACAGAATCAAAGTGTTCCACAGCGTGTTGTAGCAATCGAGTGCGTTGTACCGCCAGTAACCCTCCATCGTGTCGTCACGACGAGTCTCATCCTTGGTGTCCATTCCCTTGATGTCGTCCTTCCAGTACTGATATGAGTCCAGAAGGATGCTCGTAATAAAGTCGAGGGTCTTGGGCAACTCCGGGTAGAGTGAGTGCCACAGGTGGATTGAGTCGAGCAGGTACGTCGAGACGCCGAATCGGTCCCTGATCAAATAGCTGTTATCGTAACTGCCATTCTGTGCGCACTTCAGGACCTGCGAATTGAGAATCTCCTTGATGATTTCCAGCACAAGGAGATGAGTCTCAAAGTCCCAGAAGCAACCATCAGGGCTGAACTTGTCACCCAAAGGAATGACAAAGCTGTGACACTGGCCATTAGCACGGATGCCAGTAAAACCAATGCAGCTAATCTGACTCGGCGTGCCATAGGTTTCAATGTCATATGAGTTGAGAACGCAGTCGCGCAGCCAGTCACGGGCAGCCTCCACATCGCTAAGGGTTCGAGTCACATTGTAACGAAACGGCGGCAACTTGCGCTCAAGCCGGCGATGAAACCGTCCGATCTTGCGCCAGTCCTGCATCAGAATCCAATGGCCTAGCTTGACCTTGTAAATCTGATCGCCTTCCTCAACCTTGCCGCTTTGCTCCGTGCGCTGATTGATCGCCGTAATCGGATAAGTGACAATGCACTTGATGTCAGTACCGGGCCAGTAGTAAAGCCCGCCGCGAGTCTTTTCAATTGACCCAAGTGATCGCACGCGCACAAGCACGCCAAGTACGGCGGGGCACGTGACTACGATAAGGTCCGGCTTGAGGAGTCGAATCTTGGCTTCCGCAGCCATCTGAATCTCGCCAAGCTTGTCCTCATCGAATCGAAGCAGGGTTGTGTTGAGGTACTTCGCCAGTGGATTTCGCACCGACCCATAAATGTTATCCGTCACCACGTCACGCGGCTGAATCCCACTCTTGAGCAGGAGCGCATTGAACGCAGGTTTGTAGCCGGCACTGACTCCGGCCTTGTCCGTAAAGACGAGGATGCGTGGCACTAGAAATCGACTCCTTCAAGAACGCAATCAACGCAATGGTGAATCCATTCGCCGTCAACAATCCGAATGTGCCAGCGATCTTTGCGTAAAGCTGCGACGGCTCCCGTGAAGGAGTCTGCTTCAATGTCAACCGTATCAGGGCACTTGTCGCATTGGGCTTCGCCGGTTCCGGTGCGCGTGTTAAACTTCAGAGTCATCATCAGTCTCCCATTAGAAGGACTCACTTGCATCGACCTGTTTGCACTGACGTTAGGACGCGGGGGTAATGCGTTTCGTCGTGCAACCAATTACCAAATGAGTCCATCAAAGGGGCGACGCTGTTTAATTATAAGGCTCGTAGTTGTAATCCGGGTAGGCTCCGCACAGGAGGCACATCTTCTCGCCATAATTGGATTCAAATTCATGCCCGTCCTCACTGTCGGCACAGCAGGCTTCGCAAATACCAGCGGTTTGAGTCTCGGAACCGTCAGCGTTTTCAATCGCAGGCCCCGTATAATACGTGTCTGCTACGTGACACACGCGGCAAATATAAAGTAGCTTATCGCTCATTTGACTCTCCATCACAAAGCAAAGCGGGGGAATCGCACTCCCCCACCCATCGCTGACCGTTGGTTAAACGCTCGCGGCAGCCGCCGACTTCTTCTTGGGCGCCAGTTTGAGTCGAGCAAAGAACTTGCTCTTGTCAGTCTTGCTGCGCGTGTGCGAAATGCCGGCGACGAACTTGGTTCCGACCGCAGCCTCGCACTGGGCGATGAACTTGCCGCTGGACTCGCCGCCGATATCGGTCAGGAACGCACGGACTCGACCAACCCCGGCAGCGAAATCTTCGGGCTTGATATAGAAGTTTTCCGTGTGCTTGCGACCGACGAGGCCGGCCTTGACCGATTCATCGACGACCTTGGTGAGTCCCTGCACTTCGAGGACCGTGAGCTGGAAGGTCGCCTTGGCGCGCGGATTCCCATCGCCGTCCTCGTCTTCCGGCTCGAACTCGAAGTTGGTGACTTCCCAACCAAAGACGCCCATCGGCAGGGTATCGGAACGAATCTCCTCGAATTGATCGAGGTCCAGATCGGCAAAGGCTGCCAGCGTGTCTTGATCTTCACTCATGATAGGTCTCGCTTGTTTGATTCAGTTGATTGACTAACGAGCGGTTTGCGTGGCGCTCACACCATCTGTGCTACGCGGGGTGCATTATTTGGCCTCCTCCTGATTCGCCTTGCCAACCGTGGCAAAGTTAAAAGCGCTGCCCTTGACCTTGGTGGGAGTCGCGGAAGGCGTGATAACCTTCGGACTCTCGACCACTTTGGCCTGCATATCCTCGACGGTCAGTTCCTCGATCGCCCGCATTTCGCATGGGGCGTCAGGGCCGGGGAGAGTCACGCCAGCCAGCTTGCAGATGTGAGTCCATGACATGTCACTCACCTTGCCCTTGCCAGTCAGTGCGCCCCCACCCTCACGATCGGCGCTTGGCGTGAAGTCGATGATTCGATCGCCCATCGCATTGATGCTGAGCCAGCCGGCATCCGTGAAATCCTTGGCAATCGCGGCACCAAAGGGTTTGCTGACAGTCATTGGAACCTGACGAGTCCCGACGATAATCATGTTATCCTCCTTGGACTGCTGCTTGACCTGCCCCGGATTCTTCCGCCGCTGTTCCCATTCATCGACGTGCGCGAGCAGAATGACGTGGCACTTTGCGGCCCGAATCATCGTCAGGAAGCCGCTCATTTGATTCCGGGCGCTGGCATAGATGCTGCGTTCGGCCCGCTCAATATCCGTCAAATCAATCCCGGCTTCGTCGGCCCGCTCGCGCATAACGCTGTTGCTCAAGCTGGTGAGTGAGTCAATCACGAGTACATCCTTGGGGCCGAGGCGCGAAAGCCTGATCGCCCAGATTGGGTCATTCAAGTCAGCCGTCGCAGGGCTGTAGGTGCGTTGCTTTGAGTCATTCCAGTACACGACCGGCGAGAAGCAGAGCAGCTTCATCAGGGTTGCGAATCGCGGCACGTACTGACCCTCCTGAAACTCGTCACGAGCATCAAGATAGAACACGCGCTTCTTGATCGCGTCCGGTTGACTCGAAAGCGCGCGACCTGCCACGTCGCCGTCAAGGTAGAACAGGTTGAAGCCCGCGAGCGCCGCTTGGAGCGCATAATGAGTCTTTCCCACCATGCTCGGTCCGACCAGAAGCAACTTTATCAGCTTGTTCGAGTCGTTCATTTCAGTTGCGCGTGGCATCGGGAGCCTCCTCGGGTTCTGCGAGTCGTTTCGCCATATCAATCAACTTCCAGTGAACATCGACTCCCATGCCCCCGTGTTTGACAGGAAACAACACGCGGAGTTGTTGAATCAAATCATACGCGTTGGCTTTTTCCTGCAAGTCTTTGACTTGGGAGCGCAACGAACGCATCTCGCTTGCAGCGTCCATGAGTAAACGCTGAACTTCGTCAGACTCAACGATTGAACCTTTCACGACATATCTCCATAGGGCTTGAGGATTGGACTCGCGTTTCGATACTGCCATTTGACAGGCGGCATATTCACGCGGGCGACTTCGGCTTCGACTGCCGGCCAGAACTTCTCGAAGGCGCTTGGATTCTCAAGACCATAGATCAGCGCAATGCTTTTCTTCAGCTGAATGAACCGGCGATAGTACCACGGTTCCTCCTCAAGCACGATCTGATCGGACTCATCCGCGAGGTCCATCATCTTGTCCGCGAGCAAGTAGTAATACCAGCACGCGTAGGCGCCCATTTCATCCGGCAGGAATCCACCCACGCGAATCCCGTGCTGTGCCTCAAAGACAAGCGGAGTAGCATGGACTCGAAACTGCGCCGTCTGGCCGATCGAGCGATAATCCTTGGTCATGGCTCGACTCCGTTCCGCGCGTTTTCCTCGATCGCCCACGTCTGATAGCGCGACTTCAACTGCTCGGCGAGTCGATTCATCTCTGCAAAGCAATCCTTGCAAATGACGAGCGCCTGCCCAGTCCCTGCTGCGTGTTCGAGCGTCTTGGCAAAGACTCGAAAGGTCGCACGTGACGCCTCCGGGACGAAGAAATCCGGGTCGCCATAAGCCACCGCAAGTGGGAGAACCATGCTTTGGAGAGTCTGAATGACCTCAAGCCAAGGCATGACACCTTGTTCCTCACTGCACATTAGAGCACCCCTTCTGGAATCTCGATTTCAAGATCGATCATTGAGTCGAATGGACGAAACGGAGCAGGCTCGGCGCCCATCAGGAGCAGCGCCTGAACGCTCATTGGGTCGCGTGACTCACACACATCCATGAACCGACAGGGCTTGTTGAAACTCATGCAACCGTTCTCGGTCCGCGCGAAGAATCCGCTCTTGAGCGCCTGATTGATTCGCTTGAGTTTCGTCACGCGCTTGGCGAGCCACTCCTGAATATCCGTCTGAGTCTTGGTGTACGTGTAATGCTCCACCCGCGGGTTAACGAGGTCGATGAAGCAATCAAGATAGTCCACGTCGAACTCGGTGATGTGATTCCCAAGCACATGCTGCAAGACAATCCCATAAGGAATCTGCTGCGCATTGAACTTGTAATTCGCCGAGCGATCGAGTATCTTCGCTTGATGAGTCTTGATGTCATTCGTCCGGTGCCTGCCACTGAAGCGGCTGACCTCAATGATGTCGATCGAGCCGACGAAAGTGAATCGACCGCCGTTCGCAAGGATTGGCTGCGAGCGATCTTCCCGCACGAACTCAATGCAGAAGCTGACTTCCGTGGCTGGAATCACTTCGCCGCTCTTTGGGTCACGAATCATAGCAAGCTCGAACTCGTCGAACTCCGCCTTTTCGATCATCAATTCTAGCATCCCGACGCAGGTTTCGAGCGAACGTGAGTCATCCCAGCCGCCCGTCATGTGAGGATAGTGATAGGCCAATGTCATGAACGCGCGAGTCTCGTCGCGGAAGGCCACGTAATTCTGATAGGCCTTGTGCAACGCAGTCCCAACGTCGGCGGCGTGACTGTCCTCCCAGACTCCACGATCGGGCTGGTGAAAGAGTCGGCTCAACTCGAACTTGCGCTCGCACGCGTCATACGTGCCATTCGTGGAATAGCTGTCGCGAATGTTGATGATTGGTTCAAGGTCGTCCATCATGCGAGTCCCGAAGCTTTGAGAATGTCGTTGAAAGCATCATCATCGAACGACGCCTTGGCCCGCTTGGCTGGACTCGCGCCGACCTTACGAGCCTTCGCTGCCTTGTTCGCGCGGGCGACACCCAGTGACTCACGCATCCCCTTGACCATGATTCGGGCATCATCGTCCGCAATCAATTCCTCGAAGGCGGGGTTTTCCTTGAGTTCCTGCATGACGCTGCTGATGATCTGACTGAACAACTGCGCGTCATGCCAGACTCCATAGATGGAATCAAGATTGCTGAGAAACTCCTGCGCTTCAGGAGCGAGAGTCGAAACGTCGCCACGATCGGGCGCCTCCTGATGATCGCCGGGGAGGTCGTAGCTTGGGAGTCCAGCGCCGCTCCCGCTTTTGGTCGGGGCGAAATCATCGAGGTCGAGGTTGTCCCACGAACTGCCTCCGGCTTCGCCTGCGGGCTCGATCTGACTCGCGGCTTTTGGCAGCGCAAGTGGAATCGCTTTGGCGACGGGGGCTTGGGGAGCCAACGCAATGGGGGTCTTTGCGGGCATTGGCATTGCGAATCCAGTGATCGCAGGCGGCGGCGCGGGCATTGCGAACGCGACAGGCTTTGCAGCCGTTGGAGTCACAATTGCAGGCGCGGGAGGCGCGGCGGGCGCTGCCTTGGCTTCCTGCTGTTTCTTGATTGCATCCATAAGCGCGTTCATTTTATTCACCTGCCAGACGTTGAATCGCAGCGATGATAAGATCATCAACCGCTTCGTTGATACGGGATTGCGAACTCTGACTCTGCCAGCACTGCACCATTTCGACGCGGGGCGACATCAGCTTGGTCACCTTTGCGTTGAGTCGAAAGTGCTTGAACGGAAGATTCTGGCTGTCCATCTTCTTCCGTTTGCGCGAGAGCATCATCCGCACGCGATTGAGGATTGGCTCGGATTCCCCTCGTGGGCAAACGAACGTGAACACAGTCCCATTCACCCGCGTGTTGACGAGAATCGTTTTGAGCAGGACCTCCGTGGAAGTCTCGCTCGTCACCTCGAAGGTGGGAGTCGAAATGGACTCGTTCATGGCTGTCTCCGGCCCCGCTGTGTGGGCGTTATTTGAGATGAAATATAAGCATGGCTATAACGTCCTGTCAAGGGTAAACTTGACATGCCTCGTTTTGAGTCCCAATGCGGGCTGACTCCCCACACATCAGGGTTCGTGCTCACGAGGCATATGTTGGGGTTCAGCGCGAGTCCAATTGCGGCGGCAAACGGATTCCCATCAGCTAGTCCCATCATGTGCATGAAGTCGTATGCGTCCTTGAGGCACAGGATGCAGAACATGATGGGACTCCCGGAGACGTAGCCATGCATCTTGATTCCGCATGAGCTGCACACAGGGCGCTTGAGATTCACTTTGGCCCACGCTTGTCGAAGAAGATTCCGCCGTTGTCCGGGTTCTCGAAAATCTGGCCGGGCCTGCCCATCTGCCCGAGTCGCGTCGCCGTAACGAGTTCGGGCAGCAGCTGATCGTCGGAAATGAGTCGAATGGTCACGTCCTGCCCGAACGAACCCGGAAGGAAGCTGACACCTGCGACTGCCGGAGTCTCAAAGAGGAGCTTCTTGCCCCGGAGCACTTGGATTTTCATGACTTGAGTCCTTTTGTTTGGGGTTAGTAGTCGTTGGGCCAATCCTTGTGCGCAGGGACTCCATCCAAATCACGTTCGATCAGCGGGGCCCGATACGCACTCGTAGCCCCGTAGATGTGCCGGTACTCCAGCTTCTTGACGACCTTCATGAGTCGAATCTTGTTCTCCTCACTGCCGAGCGGCACAATCAGGCTGACGAACTCTGCGGCGCGGATTGTCTCGCCGTGAATGAGTCGCCTTGCAGTCACGAGGTAACTTCCCGCCTCGCCTGCCCGGCACAACCACGGGGCGCAATCCCATTCGAGTTTGACTCTCATTGTCATTCTCCTATCAGGTCGGCGCACTCAGGCCCGACACCGTTGATGATCGACTCAGGCAGCGTCAGAGTGCGCCCGCAGCGGCAACATTTGCCCTGATGAAAGAAATCAATCTGCTGCAAGGCAATCCAGTTGCTTGAAATTGCGGTCAGGAGCCACTCGAAAATTTTTGGGGCTTCTGAATGAGTCGAGTGGCTGCGTAAAAATACAACCCCGCTGATGCGGCCAACCAGAGTCCCGTCGTCCTCGCTGCCCGGACTCGGAAGCACGCGAACGAACCACGTGGGGCCGTAGTTTGGGTTTGGCTTGGCGCGCTGAACCTTGAAGGTGAATCGACCTCCGGTCTTTCGACTCACCATTGTAAATACGGCATTACCCGCGAGGATGAATCGCTTCAAGCGCGCAGGGTCGGAGGGGATGATTCCCGTCATTGCAGGAGCCCGTGTGCAAGAGTCACAAAATTCATTATGACAATGACTGCGATCCGCGTCCACCACAGGATGAGCGCGGCGCGGTTGGCGAGGTCACGAATCATTGGGTTTGCTCCCTTGTTTGACTCCCAACAAATAAGTATCAATCACTTGCTGGGATTTTCCAATTGCGATTTGTAGAATGGTGAGTTCGTTATCTTGAGTCGCAAAGCGACGCATCACCGTGACAATATCAGGGCCAAGTGCGCAGGTGACTGCCAATTCCCAGATTCTGTGCTTTCCGTCGGCTCCAAGGAATCGACAACTCCAAGTTAGTTGGGTCATGATTCGTTCCCTTGGATGAGTCGAAGTTGAGGTTTCTTGACGATCGGGGCCCACAGATAGCAGGCATCGCTGTCAATGCCGAGGATGCCGGCGTGTCGTGGTGACTCAGGCAGTGTGCATTTCACCCGAAATTGAGTGTCATAGCGATCTGCGTGGCGGCACGATCGGCAGCGTTCATTGGTCCATTGAGTCATCGTTTTGCCTCCACTTCGTTGCGGGTACTGAGTCGAGGGTCTGGCAGCCGCACCTTGATTGCCAGCGGGTTGTTCTTTGTGTCACTCAGGGCGACAAAGGACTGCACCTTTTCAGCGAGCGTGTTGCCCTTGATGCGACGAGTCCCAATGCCGCCCTTGAGTGCAATCCTTGAGTAGAAGACGATGCACTTGAGGCTGGCGCGGGTGATGCAGGTATAGAGCCACTCGCGATAGATCATTCGGCGATTTGAGTCGTGCGCCAGAATAATAATGACTGGGGCCTCACCACCCTGCATTTTGTGACCAGTCACGACATATGACAACATGACGCTGGCGACCTCGGCGAGAGTCGAAAACACGATCGTGACTGGCTGATCGGTGTCGTGGCCGAATTCGACTCGAACGATGTGCGACGCAGGCCCGCGGTTTTCTTCCTTGTCAAGGTTGGCGGCGTCAATCTCAAGCGAGCCCATCAAGGCCTCGTAATCAAGGTCAACGTCGGCCTGCGACAGTTCGGAGTCAATCCGCTTGGCTTCATCGCCGCTGTGGATTGCGCGGATACGATCGAGCGAGCCGAACTTGGTGTCGTCGCCAATCCACTCGCCGTTTACCGTGATCTCGCGAATCACGCCCTGCATCCCGTTGGTGATTCCACTCTCGTGGTCATTCCGGGTGGCCATTACTTTGTCGCCGACTGCGAAATCACGATGCTCGCGGCCGCAATCGATTCGATACCGTGGGCGGTCCGGGTGCGTGTTGAAAAGGACCGCCACGGAGTTATTGATTGGAATCTGGCCGATCGGGTAGCTGGCGGACTCAGGGTCATGGCCGTTTGTCGCAACGATTACGGTGTCGCGCAGGGGCTCGTAGACTCCTTTGTCCCGCAGTAGGTTCATGGCCGCCCGCAGCGTTTTGCTGGCAAGTTCGACTCCGCCCTTGATCTCGTGCATGTAGAATCCCGCCTTGGTCGGGTCGAGCATCTCATTGCCGGGGGAGGCTTTGGGCATCTTGCCGTGAATCACTTCCCACGCGGCATCGACGATCGGATTGTGCTCGCCCTTCTGGCGGTGAATGTGAGTCAGCTCGAAAGTGGGCCAGCGAGTCATGGCAAACCCAAAGATGCTGCGGCCATGAACCGGGGGCAACTGGTTAATGTCACCGATCATGTAGATTCGAGTCGTTGGAAGGCACGCGGCCCACAATTGGTTCCAGAGATCGAGTCCGAGCATCCCGGCTTCATCAATCACGATAATGTCCCAAGGCAATGGATTCTCGGCCGTGTACGTGGGCACGAAACGCATTTTCATCTTGGGTTTCTGGAGGACTGGACTCCCCTTCTCGCCGCCCCAATCCTCATAGTATTCAGGGACGAAGCCGAGCATCCGATGAATCGTCATGATGTTGGGATGCCAGTCCGAGGGGAAATTCTTTTTAATCATTTGACTCGCCTTGCCGGTGAAGGTGCAGGCGGCAATCGCAGGGACATAACGATCGATCTGGTCGGGGGCGTTTTGATTCCCACCGCCCTTGTTCCAGTAACCGGCAACATTGATTGTGCTGGCGCTCACGAGGAGTGAGTCAATCAGCTTCTTCGTAACCGTAGTTTTGCCCGTGCCCGCTGCGCCCGTCAAGCAAGCATATTGCTGTTCTGTCATTCCAAGGACGGCATTGAGCTGCGACTCATCGAATGGAAAGTCGTCGGACACAAGGCGCGAGAGCCCGCGAATGACGGGCATTTGTTCCGGTGTGATTCGCTCAAAGCGTGAGGGGTCAACGTCAAGACTCTTGCCGATCTTGAACGCCTCTCGGTCAACCCGCTGGAACGCGTCTCGAATCAAATTGTCCGTCACCTTGCCGGGTTGGGCAATTGAGAACGTGATTGGAGTCGTTGGCCGAAGGGCTGCCGGGAGCGTCGGCGCGCTGCGCATTGAATTGTCGCTCATGATTTGATTCCAATCGTGAAAGTGAGCCCTGCCGCGCTCGTGAAAGCGGGCTTGAGTGTCTTAGCCGCGCGGACTTCTGGAGTCTCAAGAGTCGTGAAGTCAACGTCACCGAGGGCTTCCATCAAGTCGTCCTGCTGGCGCAATTTCTTGCTGCGTTTGACTTCGGCGACAGTGCCCGTTTTTGACTTCGGCGCGTGTTCAGCCTTGAATGACTCATAGGCGCCGCGCATCCGGGCGTTGGCCTCAAGGCGGGCACGGGACTCCAGCTTCAGGGTTTCCTGATAATAGGAATCAAGTTGCTCCTGATAGCAGCGAATCAGGGTCGCGCACAAAGCTGCGTGCTTCAATGGATTGGCAAACTCGGCGACCATGAAGGCAAGCTGACTCGAAGTGGGAGCCTCGACCAGAAGCGTGGGAGGTGCGAGCCGCTGGAGTCCAACACGTGCATCCGCCTGCAAGAGGGCCAAGAGCAGGTCGCGCAGCAAGTCGAGTCGCAGGCCCTGCAAGGCCTTGAACAATTCAATCTTCTTGCGCATGATGTAGGTTTGCGACTCAAGCCCGTCCCATTTACGGGTGCGAGCGCCACGAAGGTCCAAGGCCCGGTGAGAAGCGACTTCTGAGTCAAATGCCCGAAAGAGCAAATAGACTGCCGTGCCGGCGGGGTCAACGAAAGCAATGCGTTCGAGCATCGCGGGAGTCATTGCAATCCAAGCAGGGCCGGGGCGGCAGGCTGCAAGGCAACGAGTCGTGAGATCGTCAAGCAATTCCTCGTCGGAGAGACTGTCAAATTCGTGAATCGCTTGTGCGAGGAAATTCGAGTCGAAGTCTGACATTGTGCCGATAGGGCGGCCCGTTACGGAACAGTATGTGTGCAGCGTGTTCAGGTCGCCAGAGAGCGCAACGGACTCAAGCCGCATTGCCCGTTTTTGCACGGAGTCCCAATCAAGGCGCATTGCCAAGGTTTGGAGCGTTGACGGCGCAGCAGATTCGCTGGCAATCATCAGGTCTTTGAGTGAGAGAATGTCGGTCATTTCAGGATTCCCTTCAAGTGGGTTCAAGTAGTGAGTCAGGCGGTGGGTGCCAGAGTAATGCTTGACTTGTTGTTCATTGCCCAGTGAGTGTGATTCCCAAGCCAAATGCGGTCGCTGGAATTGTTCCAGTTGATCGTCTTTCGAGTCACAAGGTCGGGGTTTGTCAGCGAGCGAGTCACAATCGTGATTGGCATCGCGCAGTAAGAACGGGGCGGGTGATTTGTCATGGTTCGAGTCCTTCAGTTGATTTGGTTTGGTTGTGATTTGGCCACGAGCGCAAGGCCTGCGGGAGTCAACTGGAAGTGCAGCGTCCCGTCAGGCATGATGCGGCGAATCCTTCAAGGGGTTGGCGCGCCACGGGATTGCAGCGCGCCAGAGTTGAGTCAGCGGCGTTCTTTGACGAACACGGCGGCGGCGGTTGGAAAGAGTCGATCAGCCATTTCGGCGGCTTCATTAAGGTTCAGGGCCTGAATGACCTTGATCGATTCCGTGCTGGGGGAACCAAGGCGCACTTCGTAATTCATCTTGTGCTTTTCGATCATCTGTCCAAGGGCGAATGTCATTTGATTGACTCCTTCAGGTTGGGGGCTTCGTGTGACTCCCGATCGGCTGCCCGGCTCCAATCGAATCTCACTTATGGCATATCTGTAATCGTTTGTCAAGGGAAATATAACATGTGAGCGTTTGACTCCGAAAATAGTTTACTTTTGCTTGGGGAGTCAAAACGCCTGCCCGATTTGGGTTTGGGCCCTTGTGCTCCCGTCATGCGCTTGATTCCGGCTGACGAGTGGCATGGGACTTATGGTCTATACGCCTTCGGCGGCGGCGCACTGATTCCTTTGGGGTGGATGGCAAGTTCTCACAGGCTGATAATGGCCTTCGGCGGCGGCCCCGACTCTGGCGCTTGTGTGGCACCACAGGGAACGAGGGATTATACTTCCTGCGGAAGGTTTGATTCAATTTTCTGGCAATTATAACACACACACACACCATTCCGGGGCGCGGGGGCCGGGACCACCATCGGGGACGCTTGATACACTCAAACCCCCAATATGACGCTCATTCGCACCCCGGATTCCAAGACTCTGTGTCTCGGCACTCATTTCTACCCCCATCTAAAATTGCAAATATGAGTTATAATAGGG